AGAACCTATTGTTGAAACTGATGATGACATCTCAGCCGATAGACTCAAGAACGCTGCAGCCACTAAAAAGCTCGCAATATTCGATGCATTTGAGATATTAAATAGAATAGAAGAGGAGAAGGGCATACTGGAAAACAAACCTAAAGAAGAAGTAGATAATACTTTTAAAGGTTTTGCAGAAAGAAGATCTAAGTAATGTACAAACAAAGTTTATATAAGGTTATAGAGCCTATTAAAGCTACCACCATACAGAGATTAAACAGATCGAAGAAATGGGAATACGGATATAATGAAGAACATGATGTTATTGTTATATCAAAGACGGGTCAAATAGGGGAAGTGTATAGCATACAGAATTTAAAAATAGCGTTGCCAAAATCTAAAGAAGTTGATACTCACAATGACAAGTGGACTCCACACGAGTATCCTAAGGAGCTTAAAGCAATCAAGAGTATATTTGATTGGAAGGATTATCCTGACGAATTTAAACAAAGATGGCATGCATATATTGATAAAGAATTTACTAAACGAGATGAAGGGTATTGGTTCAAAAGCAAAGGGGTTCCCACTTATATTACTGGCACTCACTATATGTACTTGCAGTGGACCAAGATTGATGTTGGGAGACCAGACTTTCGAGAAGCCAATAGATTATTCTTTATTTATTGGGAAGCGTGTAAAGCAGATAGAAGGTGTTACGGAATGTGCTATCTCAAGAATAGACGTTCAGGTTTTTCGTTTATGGCATCCGCGGAGACAGTTAACTTGGCTACCATATCTTCCGATGCACGGTACGGAATACTGTCCAAATCTGGAGCCGATGCGAAGAAAATGTTCACAGATAAAGTGGTACCAATATCGATCAATTATCCATTCTTTTTCAGACCCATTCAGGACGGTATGGATCGCCCCAAGACAGAACTCGCGTACAGAGTACCCGCTTCGAAATTTACACGTAAAAGATTCGAGTCGAAGGATAGACATCAAGAAATTGCCGGATTGGACACCACCATCGATTGGAAAAATACCGGAGATAATTCCTATGATGGAGAGAAGCTCACACTTCTCGTCCATGATGAAGCTGGAAAATGGGAGCGTCCGGAAAACATCCTCAATAACTGGCGCGTCACAAAAACCACCCTCAGGCTCGGTTCGAGAATAATAGGTAAGTGCATGATGGGGTCAACGAGTAATTCTCTTGACAAAGGAGGTGAGAATTTTAAAAAATTATATAATAATTCAGATGTTACGAAACGGAATAAAAATGGACAGACTCGCTCGGGATTATATTCTTTGTTCATACCTATGGAATGGAATTTCGAAGGATTCATCGATTCTCATGGAATACCTGTCTTTAACACACCGGAAAAGCCTGTCAAAGACAACAATGGAGATAGTATCGACGTCGGGGTTATTGAACATTGGGAGAATGAAGTAGATGGTTTAAAAGGAGATCAAGACGGTTTAAATGAATTTTATAGGCAGTTTCCTCGAACAGAGGAGCACGCTTTTAGAGATGAAACAAAAAATAGCATATTCAACTTGGCTAAAATATATGAGCAAGTTGATTTTAATGAAGAAGCGAAGTATAGCGCTTTGGTAACGCGAGGAAGCTTTCAATGGCAGAACGGCGTAAAAGACACAAAGGTAGAGTTTGTACCAAACCTTAGTGGAAGATTTAATGTTAGCTGGGTTCCGCCCGTACATTTACAAAATAAAGTAATACTAAAAAATGGAGTTAAATATCCTGGAAATGAACATAGCGGTGCATTTGGCTGCGATAGCTACGATATATCCGGGACTACCGATGGTCAAGGATCTAAAGGCGCATTACACGGTCTCACGAAATTTAGTATGGAAGAAATTCCTGCTAATATGTTTTTTCTTGAATATATAGCTAGGCCGCAAACAGCGGAAATGTTTTTTGAAGATATATTAATGGCATTACATTTTTATAGTATGCCAATACTTGCAGAAAATAACAAACCTAGATTATTATATTATTTAAAAAGACGAGGCTATAGGGGTTATTCAATGAATAGACCTGATAAAAAATGGAATAAATTATCGGTTACTGAAAAAGAAATAGGTGGTATACCGAATTCAAGTGAAGATATTAGACAAGCTCATGCATCAGCAATTGAAAGTTATATAAACAGTTACGTAGGTGAGAAAGAAGATGGAAGTTACGGGGATTTATATTTTTCAGAAACATTGAATGATTGGGCTAAGTTTGATATAAACAAAAGAACAAAGTTTGATGCGGCAATTAGCTCAGGGCTAGCAATTATGGCGTGTAATAAACATTTATATGCTCCTACTCAAACAAGAGAATTAAAAAGTAACGTTAATTTTAGTTTATCTAAATATAACAATAATGGAAATTTTTCAAAAATAATACAATAGATGGCAAAAGTATCACCAGCAGGTATTTTTCCGAGTCAAGCAGTAAGCGACGTAGAAAAACAAAGCTCAGAGTATGGGTTAAAAATCGCTAAAGCTGTAGAGTCAGAATGGTTCAAAAAAGATTCGGGAGGGTCTCGCTACTTTACAAATAGAGATAACTTTCACAGGTTACGTTTATATGCAAGAGGCGAACAAAGCATTAAAAAATATAAAGATGAGTTATCTATAAACGGTGATTTGTCATATTTAAATTTAGATTGGAAACCAGTTCCAATTATTCCAAAGTTTGTGGATATAGTTGTTAACGGTATTGCAGATAGAGGTTATGATTTAAAAGCATTTTCAATAGATAATATATCTACAGAGAAAAGAACTAAATATGTAAACAGTCTACTTAGGGATATGAATAATAGGGAACTATTTGATTCAGTTCAAAAGAATTTGAATGTGGACATGTACGAAACTGACAAAAACACCCTGCCTGAAAACAACCAAGAGCTTGAGTTACATATGCAACTTGATTATAAACAGTCTGTTGAAATTGCAGAAGAACAAGCTATAAATAACGTATTTGAGTTAAATAAATACGATTTATTAAAGAAAAGATTAGATTATGATATTGCTGTTTTAGGGATTGGATGTGTTAAAAATAGTTTTAATACAGCTGAAGGTATTAAATTAGATTATGTGGATCCTTCTGATATTGTTTATTCTTATACAGAGTCGCCTTATTTTGACGATGTTTACTATGTAGGGGAAATACGAAGAGTTAGTATAGTTGAGTTAAAGAAGCAATACCCGGAACTAACATTGGAAGACATAGAAGAAATAGAAGGCAAAGGAAAAAGTTCTTTACTTTATAATCAAGCTGGTGTTGACTCTGCTGATAAAAATTATGTGTACGTATTATATTTTGAATATAAAACATTTGAAGATCAAATATATAAAATAAAAGAAACCAGCTCTGGTGCTGATAAAGCTATTAAAAAAGATAGTAAATTTAATCCGCCTAAAGACGCAAGGGCTAGATTTAAGAAAGCTGAAAGATCAATAGAGTGTTTATATGAGGGGGCAAAAATTGTTGGATACGAAAAAATGCTAAAATGGGCTAAAGCGGAAAATATGACAAGGCCTAAATCTGATATTACAAAAGTACAAATGAGCTATAATATTGTAGCTCCTAGAATGTACAAGGGTAGGATGGAATCTTTAGTAAGTAGAATGACATCATTTGCTGATATGATTCAAATAACACACTTAAAACTACAACAAGTCTTATCAAGAATGGTTCCTGATGGTGTTTATTTAGATGCAGATGGTTTAGCTGAAGTTGATTTAGGTAACGGAACTAATTATAATCCGCAGGAAGCTTTGAATATGTATTTCCAAACCGGTTCGGTTATAGGTAGATCTATGACGCAAGATGGAGAATTCAATAATGGTAAAATACCAATACAAGAATTAAGAACTGGCGCAGGTGGATCTAAAATACAAAGCTTAATACAATCTTACAACTACTATCTACAAATGATGAGAGATGTTACGGGATTAAACGAAGCAAGGGATGGCAGTACTCCTGATAAAAATGCACTAGTAGGAATTCAAAAACTTGCTGCCGCAAATTCAAATACAGCAACAAGACATGTATTGCAAGCAGGGCTATATTTAACTTTAAAGTCTGCTGAGGCAATTGCATTAAGAATATCTGATGTATTAGAATATTCCAAAACTAAAAATTCATTTATACAATCGCTAGGTAAGTTCAATGTGGGGGCTTTAGAGGAAATGAAAGAGTTACATTTGCATGATTTTGGTATATTTTTACAATTAATGCCGGATGAAGAAGAAAAACAATTATTAGAAAATAACATTCAAATGGCAATAGCTCAAAAACAAATAGAGCTTGAAGATGCAATTGATGTTAGGGAAATAAATAATTTAAAATTAGCTAATCAACTTTTAAAATTAAGAAGGAAAAAGAAATTTGAAAAAGACAGAAAAATTCAAATGGAAAACATCCAAGCACAATCGCAAGCTAACGCTCAATCAGCTCAAGCAGGAGCCGCCGCAGAAATACAAAAACAACAAGGTATTGCGGAAAGCAAAGTCCAACTTGCACAAGCACAATCACAGTTTGATATTGCAAAACTTGAAAGAGAAGCAGAAATCAAAAAAGAACTAATGGAGTTTGAATTTCAGCTTAATATGAAGCTTAAAGAGCAGGACAATCAGGTGATTAATAAAAAAGAAGAGTATAAAGAAGATCGTAAAGATAAAAGAACAAAAATACAAGCTTCACAGCAAAGTGAACTTATAGACCAGAGAAAATCTGGTAAAGCACCTAAAAACTTTGAATCCGCTGGATTTGATAACTTAGGTGGATTTGGGTTAGAGCAATTTGACCCTAGATAAACAATTAACCAATTATATTTTATTATGTCAGAAAACATTAAAGCTAAGGTTTTAGATGATCAAGAATTATCTATAGCCGAACAAGAAGCTAGTGTACAGAAATCACCAACAAATGAAGATGGTGATTATACTGTTAGCTTAGGAAAAGAACCGGAACCGGAAGTTGTTGAAGAAAAACAACCAGAGGCTGAAGTTCAAGAAGAACAAAAAGAAGAACCTGTATTAGAGGAAATTATTGAAGATGAAAAAGATAACACTAACGAGAAAGGATTGGATGGAAGCACTGAAGCTGCCGACACCGCACCGGAACCTAAAGAAGTATTACAGGAAGAAAAAACACAAGAGCCTGAAGTAAACTTACCAGAAGGAATACAAGATCTGGTTAAGTTTATGGAAGAAACTGGTGGTAGTATTGAAGATTTTAGCAGATTAAATGCTGATTACTCAAATGTAGATGAAAATACTTTACTAAGAGAATACTACAAACAAACAAAACCTCATTTAAGTTATGATGAAGTGTCGTTTTTATTAGACGATAAATTTTCATTTGACGAAGAAATTGATGAGGAAAGAGATATTAAAAGAAAAAAACTTGCTCTTAAAGAGGAAGTCGCAAATGCCAATAAGTTTTTAAATGAAACTAAGGATAAATATTACAAAGAGGTCAAGTTGGGCTCTAAGTTAGCTCCTGAACAGCAAAAAGCTATTGAATTTTTTGACAGATACAATAAAGAGCAACAATCGGCTGAAGATTTATTAAAGCAGCAAACACGACATTTTGAACAAGAAACTAGTAAAGTTTTTAGTGAAGATTTTAAAGGTTTTAATTTCGACGTAGGAGACAAGAAATACAGGTTTAATGTTAAAGATGTTAATAAAGTAAAAGAAACTCAAGG